ATCTAACTGTATAGTAACCCTCAACGCCTAAAGTCTCGTCTGAGCCGGCTCCACGAGTAACGGAGGCAACCGCAGTGTCTCCAAAATTTGATTTTTCAATGCTCATAATTGCTCCTAAGAAATTGTTAAAACTGCTGTAGTTGATCCCGGTGTAGGGAAAGTTACGGTAAAGCTATTTGTACTTGTCACATCATTACCAAAATTTAACACAAAACATGCCGCTCCGGTAGTGCTATTATAAACTAATGCACCCCTAGCTGTAATGGTTCCAGACCATGTTACGTTATCAAAAGATATCCAAGCAACGTTATTGCTAGTATCGCCAGTAGGTGGGTAAGATATTGTAAGAACTTGACCTCCAGCCGTATATCCTGTTCCCGTAGCTTCATTGACAGAAGTATAAGTGGTGGTGCTATTATTAAGATTAGCGTTAGCGTTATAAAGAGCGATTTTATATACATATGGAGTTCCAACGGCAAAGTTTTCTAACGCACTAAGTATGTTAGTTTTAAATAGCGTAGTCTGTCCTTGAACTATGCTCATGCGTTACCTTTAAGATTAACATTAAGTTTAGTTTGCCCGTCTCGGTACGCATCGCCCCGCTCAAGACCATCTCCAAGTCTTCTAAGCTGTTCCATAGCTTCTTGGTATTTACCCATATAGAAAGAAATAATATCTTGTTCTGCTTTCATAAATACAGCAGCTTCTAACAAAGAGCCATATAACAATACAGGGTCGTAATTATCGCCAAGCCAAGACTCTCCAGCAGTCGTAATAGACTCTGGATAAAAGAAATAATGAAGCTCTGCTAAATAACTTGCATCAGGCGTTGGACCCATAATAAGCGATAAAGCATAAGATGATGATGTTTGTCCTGTTGTGCTAGTAAAAGCAATCGCTGTTAATATGTCGCCTAATGATGCGCCTGTAGTTAATACAATGTTTGCGCCGCTAGTTGTATAGTCAGTACCACCAATTAATAAAACTCCGTTTAAAAATACCTGAATACTTACAAAAGATATTGATAATGTAAACGTGGTTTGCCCTGCCGTAGCTGTAAAGTTAGTTTGTGAATAACTAGAAGGGGAAGGAACGGCATTTTGACCAGCAAACTGTGTGCCAAAAATAGCATAATATTTAGGTGTACCTGATGCTGTTGGTACAGGATATGCTTCTCTAATGAAGTTAACATCTTTATTTAACAAAAACGTGTATGGCGTTGTGTAGTCTTGTGTATATACTGCCAAAGAATATACCGATAAAAAATCAAGTGGCAGTGATAAATAAGGATTGCTTACCGTTAAAGTACCGGTAACATTTTTACGTAGTACAGGTATCTGAACTGAGTTGTATATTCTTTTTTCAGCTTGAGTAATAAACGTATTAACTTGAGTAGTACTTAATGTTGTTACAGTCGTAGAGCCATCAGTCCCAGTAAATGTAGTACTTGGGAATTCGTTTTCACAATAAGTTTTTATTGTGTTAAATAGCTCTGTGTAGTTCATTAAGCCATCGGTCCTCTACTCATAACACCTTTAGTCGCTGCGCCTGTACCACGCATTTTAATACCATCAGTTTTGATTTTTTCATTGCCAGCTGATTTACTAATATTGCCTACAGACATATCGTAATTACTAGCTTCGCTACGGTTTGGTTCTTTGCCGGGGTTTGCTTCAACAGTTGCTTTTTTACCAGACATAGTGTGTGGCGCTGCATATGTAGAAGCTTGACCAACTTCTTTACCCATTACTTTTTTAGAGAATGTAGCCATTATCTACCCCTTTGAGCTGCTATTTTAGCTAGGTTACGACCCATTGATTTCATGTTGGAGTTAGTCTTACCAACAGTTTTTTTCATTGGTCCATTTTCAATTTTTGCGGTAGGTCCAGAATCGCCAAGGTTTCTACCTTTAGTTCTTCCTGATTTAGTTATACCGTCTGCGCCTGATTTATATCCCATTTTAAACTCCTTAATTTACGGTTACAGTTACATTGTTAATTGTACCAATTCCGACTAAAGAATTGGGGGTTAATTGCCTATCAAATCCAAAAGAACCACCTACAGGATACCAGCCCCATTGAATCTGTCTACTACCATCCGCTGGATAACCATTTTGGTCAATGCCTGTACCATTACCATTTAACAACTGCAATCCTGTTAATCCTGAGCCGTAATAACTATTATCTGGTCTTGGTTCTCTTACAGCCTGTGGGTCATTCACAGGATACATTCCTAACTGCAACTGCGGTTGATCTGGTTCCCAACACTCTGGACAAACTTTAATACTGACCTGTTTAGTCTTAATAGTCAATTTTTTTAAATCTTTAAGCTTATACCGTTGACCACAACGGTCACACTCGGCAATTGAGTGTTTGCCAGAAGCAAAATTACTAGGCACGAGTCTTACCTTTTATACAGCAGCCATCTGCACGAGCAGAAGCTGATTTAACTTTGCCGCCTTTTTTCATATCAAAATTAGGGTTAGTTGCTGCCCCTTTAACATGTATTGAGCCGCTTCCTCCACCTTTTGCAGCTCGCCTTGCATTTTTTGCAGCTTCATGTTCTTCCGCTTTTGTATTAGCTTTTTTAACTGCTTCTTTTTTCATATTTTCGTAGTTTGGATTAGTATCGGGTTTTATAAACTCATCGAAAAAAAGAGACCCTTGTCCGCTACTTAACGTTTTTTCTTTTTGTTTTTTAAGTCCCTGGTGTACTGCTGCTTCACCATACATATCATCGAGCTCTGACATTATTACCTCGAATAAAATAAATTACGTGGAACAAACCTAATCGGCGCTGTTTCTCTATCTTCTTGAGATGCCAACTCAAATTGTTTGTCATATTCTTGCTGCAAAAATATAATTCTAGCTGGGTCTGTACCTTGAATCTTAATACTTAACATAGCGGATAAACCAGCCACAAAACAGTTTATAAATCTAAACGGAATGTCTTGTACGTTAACACCAGTTCCTGCGTCTTGAAGTCTACGCATACGCCAGTACACAAGCGTGTAAGGACCGCCACCACCATCAGGCGTGGGCCAGATATTTAAACAAGGAAGGTACTGAACATTGATTGCATCATTTGCTGTATGTGCTGATGCTACCGTGTTATTCTGTCCTCTCCAACAGTTTTGGAGTTGATTTCCTACAATATTGGTGTAAGTAATAGTTTCAGAACCAATCTGAATAAACCCAGTAGATCGTAAATTTAAGTTTGTAATATCCGCATTCGTTGCGGTCTTTAACGTAATGGTTGTGTCGGTTGCGCTAATGCTTGTCTTTAATAAGTACTCAGACACATCAGTATTTCCAGACTGTCTATTATAGTAAACTTGTATGGGTCTTCCAGTAGCTAGTTTGTTAGGTATTGTAGCATAAGTAGGTTCAGATATACGGCTAAGATTAATGTCGGTCTGATTAGATGTACTACCGTTATTTGTACGAGTTTCAAGGTCAAGTATATCTACTGTATCTACAGACACGGGGTAAACACCTAAATTAGTAGTTAACTGGATACTTACTTCTTCAACAGTCCAAAGATTAATGCCTCTATTTGCCCAGTCTGTTGTCATTAAGTTAATTGACCTACGTGCAGTACGTAAGTCATAGCCACTACGCATTTGTGAGCCACAGCGTTCAAAAGCCTCTTCAACTAACTCAGTTAGGTCAAGATTAAATACGCTAGTTCCTGACGTGTATGCCATTATTTTTTAGCCGTTTTTGCTGAATTGATGAAATCCTGATTGGAGGGGGCTCCTTTAGAGCCTTTCTTTCGCATCTTTTCTTTAGAGCCAGCAGCAATTCTTTTACGTTTTGCATTAATATTTGCATAGAGTCCTACCTTACCACCTTCAGCATATTGTGTAAAGTCAGTATTATCCTTGCGGGCTTTCTTTTTCCCGCCGGGCATTTTGGATGGGGCTATATCGCCCATACCACGAGAGGCTCTCATTTCTTTTTACCTTTTGCCATGCCACCGCCACACATAACCATAGTACCTCTAGTTTTACCACGCTGTGCGCAACCATCACCACGACTAGACGCTGAACTTACTTTACCACCTGCTTTCATAGAAGGCATCTTATTTGTAGCACCTTTTTTCATGGGGTCTTCAAAGCCACCAGCGCCACCAGCACCACCACCTTTGCCTGTACTTTTAGAAAGTCCTGATGTTTTAGCTTCTCTAGCTTCTTTACCGGGTTTCCCTACAGTTAAATTTTTAGCTCGCTCTCTAAACTCTTCCATGTCTATTTTTTTCTCTGCAAGGTCTTTAATCATTTGCTTAGACAATTCAGCTTGATGTTTAGTGTTTATTTCTTTAGCGTCCCCAAAATCAAAAGACCCTTGTTCTTCTTTATTAGCCATAATTACGCCCTTGTTTTTCCACGAATAGCACAACCATCAGCACGATTAGATGCTGATGAACGTTTTACTGTACCGCCTTTTTTCATTGCATTACCTTGATATTCTGGTTCTTCTTTTTCTTGATTTCTTATGCTGTTATTAAATTGTCTAGCTTCTTTATCACTTTGTTTAATAAATTTAGGTAGTTCTTTTGGCCCTTTTATAGGGCTACCTAATTCTTTTATAGGTCCATTTTTTAAATCAACTTTTCTTTTTGGTCTTGAAACTATCTTTTTTTCTCCAACATCTCGATTATCTTTAGTTTCATCTTTGTTGGGTATATAGTTAGTTTTAGGCGCAGCTGGTTTAGGTGTAGTTGCTTTAACTACTGGCTTAGGCACAGCTTTAGGTGTTTCAGTAGCAACACCTTTATTTCCCGTTTCTTCAGATGATTCAATAACAGTAGGTTTTGTTTCTACTTTAGGTTCGTCAGGTACAGCGGACCTCATACGGGCTAAAATATAAGGGTCAGTGCGGTCAGCTCCACCCAGCCATTTTTCTTGGGCTTCACTAAATACTTGGCTACCTTCTTCACCACTAAACCGTTTAGCCTTTTTTATGGGGCGTTTCATACTGTTTTGCCTTTCATCTTAGGCATCATTGCTTTAGTCAATCCTTTTTTAGCAACACCATTAGCAGATTTATGCCCAGCAGCTAAACCGCCACCCGCCATTTTCTTCATAGCCATACCGCCTTTTCTAAGCTTAGATAGATCAGTTTTTTCACCCTTGTGTTCTTGCTTGTCATGCATACCAAAAGCTTTTTTAATTAGCTTTTTATCTTGTTTAGTATCATCTTTAGCCATACCACCACTAGCCATTTTTTTAGTTACGCCACCTTTGCGCATCATTCCACCTTGAGGGGCTGAGGGAGCCATAGGAGCAGGAGCTGCTGCTCCAGCAGAAGGCATTGCAGGTTGTCTAGCCGCCATTAATGCAGCCATCATTTTAGGGTCCATCTTTTTCTTAGTAGCCATTACTCCACCTTTTCCAAATTTTTTGCCTTTATCGGCATCGTTAAAATCTTTACCCACGGATTGCGGGACTCCTACCTTCTTAGCAAAACCCGGATTGTGGGCTATTGCTGCCATAAAATTGTGTTGTTTTTTACTTGTGCTCGGCATCTTTTTTACCTATCCATTTTTGAACGGTTTTAGTTTCATATATACGAATACCTGTCCATACGATTGTAAACAAAGCGGCTATAGAAGGTAACATTTCTGCTAGAGTTCCTAAAACGGTAACAAAGGACAGGGCATCAACCATATATTTAGACGCTTCATCCATATTAATAAATGGGTCTTTCATTAGCATTTCCACCTTTTCAAGCTAGCTGCCTTACGTGTTGGTTTGCCATTCTCGTCTTTCATTGGTCCGGGCATACCACTCATCCTTGCACAAAACGACTTCTTACGAGGTCCACCTTCAGGCTGTGGTGCTTTTAAGTTTGACCCTGTTTCCCTGTTATACTTCGCACGACCCTTAGCAGTAAGTCCAGCCCCTTTAGAAACCGGGAGTTTTTCGCCTCTTCCAACTGCAAGATTGGGTCCTTTCTTC